CTAAAAGAGTTCTTGCTGAGCTGGAGATACGTCGTCTTGTAAGCTCTTTATCATTATTGATCTGATATAACGTTGGCGGCATAATCGTAGAATATTACGTTTTTGGGGATCCGTAAATTTCAGCCATTGAAAGCGCTCATCGCGGGAACGAAAGCATCCGCGGCAATAACCTTGTTCGTTAGTTTGGCAAATTCCACGACAAGGGCTTTGAATTTCAAAGAATTCAAGCTGCTCTACCATATTCATGCCTCCTAACTAGGATCTTGAATTGATGATATACTCCACAAACTTGATTATATCTATCATTTGCCTAAAAAATAATAAAGAATTAAATTATCTCCTTTATTATCAATGCATTGAATAAGAAATTAGCGCTACTCAATATAACTATGAACATACATATGTACACATTAATTTTGATTGTACATGATTATTTATGACTATACCTATTGCCAAAAATAAAAATACTGGTTATAAATACACTGTATATAACAACAGCCATATAGGTGATTTATGGTCAATATCAAGGTACGCTTTAGTAGCAATATGAAAGGAAAGCTTCCAGCTGGTACTTTCGATGCATTGAAAAATGAAATGACTAAAAGATTAAATACTAAGTATTCCGATCTACATATTGATATCAGCTGGGGAACGGGGAACTCAGGCTAGTGTTTCTATTGATGGTCTAGGTAAGAATGAGAAGAAAACCTATATCGAGGAAACGCTGGAAGAAATATGGAATGATGGCGAGTGGATGCCAGAAATGAATGAAAGAGAAGAAGTGGAATAATTTGATAAGTAATGTAAATGCGCCAACTACTCGAGCTGGCGCATCTAAATAATACACAATTAGCTCTATGTCTGGCTGCTATAACCCGTTAGTGGCTCACTAACAAAAGGTTGAACTATTGCCTCAGTTTCAAAATAATACCTATCTTTATCTACATCTACATTTACATTTACTTGCTCATCGGTAATCGAACTCTGTTTCTCTAATTGCTCAAAAAACTCTCCAATATTAAAATTCAGCACCTTCAAGGCTGCCACTAGTTCATCTATTCCTATTTTGTTGACCCCGCGCTCATAGCGATACAATTGCTGCTCGCTTTTTATTCCCGCCATTTTAGCGAATTGAAAGGCAGTGAACCCTGCCCCCTGTCTTAATTTTTTAAGATTGAGTCCCACTAATTTAGACATTGAGTTGATGTTGCTCATATTGCATCTCCTTGGTGTGAATATCGTCGTATTAAGAAGATCTTAACGTAATATTTACACCATTAATCACAAATTGCAATACTCTGAAACATATATTTTACACCTGTCACTTATCCTGTTTCTCAATATTTTCTTCCGCCTCAGCCTCTTCCCTTTCCTGTTTCTCAGCTACTTCTTTTGCTAATCGCTCAGCTTCAGCTTGCTTTTGATTGTAGATAGAGTTACTTGGCATGTTTACACGCACGTCAATCCAGTGGCCGTTGGGGATATCAACCGGCTCACCGTTTTCTAACTCTACTTGCTCATCATTCACTACCTTAGTAAATTCAGGATAGGTTTTTAAATGAGCGTATTGAACGTTTTGCGGTAAATTAAAGTGCTTGCGATAGGATGTATAGATAACAATGTCACCGTGTTCGTCTGCAGTGATTAATTCGCCGTTGAATGGGTGCTGCTCACCTGCAACTAACACATCATAATCAACATAGACTAGCGGTAATTGATTGATGCCCGATGGGATAGTGATACCTCCATTGATGCCGCCCCAGCTTGCATCCGAGTGCATGCCGAGAACGTTTTTGAGCTGATAGATACCTGTGTGCAGTTTTTTGAGTTCGATGCCTTCGGATTCTTCGTTTAGCTCGACGTGGTCAGCAAAGAGTTTAACAATCGGGGATGCTTTTTTTACATTACCATTACTATCAACTGTAACTCCTGTTAATCGCTCAAATGGTATCGCGCCTTTCAATAACCTCCCGTCCGGTGCTATTGAAAACATAGATGTCGTACCATTCCACGTAAAAAGCGTGCCGTCATCTTGAAGCACAAGAGAAATATTCCCGCTTGGGGGCAAAATAGACGAGTTTGTTGCTGAGACTTTAAATCGCTTACCGTCAGCCAGCCCTGATAAAGCATCAGTGACCGCCTTCTGACTCATAAAACTCGTGATACTGGTACCTATGACTTGCACAATGGGCACATTGATTAGTCGAGAATAAGACATTGACCCTGTGGTTATTTCGCCTGATGATGAAATTCGAAATATTGATTTGGCTCCATCCCACATAAATAACGTTCCATCATTCTGCAAAACAAGCGAAATATTGCCTTCTGGTGGGGATATCGACACATTCGTTGCAATGGTTTTAAATCTATTGCCATTCTCCTTCCCATCCAGCTGCTTATCCATTTCTTTTGCTGTTCGCAGTTGCTGGGTAGTTCCATCGGGCAATGTGACGGTGATAGTGCCCGTTTCCGTTGCCCAGCGATGAAGTATGTCGCTGAACTGCACGTTCGCATTATTCATTGCGACAATTTTGTTTGCTGCGTCAGATACTGAATGAACCATCGTTGTTAAGATGTTATATGTCGCATCTTTGATTGCTGCTGGTACCGGAAAACTTAACGTCATTTCAGTGTTGCTTTGAATAGATGCAATACTGTTAATGTAAATCGTTGCGCCGTTCTGGATTAAAATGACTTGCTCTGGTGAGACGAGTGAATTGTTATCTTTCCACTTTGTATTTGTGCCAATGACTTTTGTGTTGTTTGCTGTTGTTGTGATTTTACCCGTGCTATACATAGTATTTCCTTAAATTTGGACGTAAAAAAACCGCTTTCGCGGCATCTTTTATGTGATTCTGTGAGTTCATTAGTTAGTTATCTAGCATCGATACGTCAACAATAACACCTCGTAAAAAGCGACCGCTACCCTCTCTAGATGGTGGCGGTGTTACATATCCGTCGATGTGTGCGACAAAATCGTAATGATATTTGATTGTTAAACCTTCGTGGTCATTAACATACGAGTAGCCTTCCTCGTAAACGTCAGCTTCGTAGTAGTATTCATAGTCAAAAAAATCTAGATACTGCTTGATGTTTCTGAAATGTAAATACTTATCACCAGCCTGTTGTATCCATCCGTACCTGTGCCCCTTCTTACCATTAAACCTAAATTCTCTCGTGCCCGTATTATCAAATGTCACATTGTATTCCGCGGCAAATGAAACGAATTTCGCAAGAGATGAAAACTTAAGCCCTCCATCAGCACCAAATATTTCTATCCCCACTCCCGATGCGGGTACATCAACTTGCGACACGGGCGCGATGAAATAACTACCGCCGAGCGTGTCAACGATCGGGTTTGTTATCCTTTCTTCCGTTGCCCACTCACTGCCCTCTATTTTTTTCTGGATGCACATGCTTTCGAAGTCATCACGCAGTTGCAGCAGACCAAAGCTGTTGTATATTTCAAGACCTATCATATCGCCCACACTGTTACATGATGTGTAAAGCTATCATAAAAACGCGTGCCGCCAGTGCCCGCACCGTTGTTTTCCCATTTGTAAATGGGGTAATCAATTTCATAGTTAATTGTGCTCCCACTTGTTAAATATGACTGATTTTTGGGTGATGATACGCCGAAGGTGTTATTCATAATGAATCGATACCTGATGCGGAAATGACACAGTATCTTCCCACCTAGCGCGATTGACTCAACATTAAAAGACCCCGACTTTCCAAGCGGCAATTGAAAATTACCCAAATGTCTCGGGACGATTGTGTCCTCTCCGATAATCAAACGACCTTTTTTATCGTATATTTCAAGCCCTGACCCCATCACCACATCCCCATTCGTATTCTGAGTTTCCCGTCATTACTAAAGAGCTGTTTCAGCACATTAGTTTCTATCCAGTACCCCTGCTGCCCGTTGCCGTATTTCCTCTCTTCTCCTGTTCGCATATTTAGTTGATAGCCCGTTTTGTTTGCATCACTAAAGTTTGTAGATTGCAAAATATCAGCAATTTTTGCGCTAGTGATTGTTGCGTTTCCGATAAATGCAGAGCTGATAAATACTTGTCCGTTTTCGACGAAGAACGTAGGCTCCAATTTGCCGCTTTTAGGATTGAAAATACCGAAATTATCAGCGCTAAAGCCAATTTGCGTAACGACTTGGCCGTTTTTAACTTCAGCACCAATCATCATTTTTGCATCGTAATATTGACCATTAAACATAACAGCCGCTTTGTACGATATAACGGACGACGCATTACCTAAATGATCCACTTCGACTTTAGCCAGCTGCCTGTGTTTCACCGAATTGTGCTTTTAATTGAGTAACATCTTGCGCGTAAGCGTGAAACTCATCAGCAACGACAGTTTCGAGATTTTTGATTGATGCGCTTGCCCGTAGCAGTTGAGAGCTCTGATCGAACTGCTGAGCAGATAACTGCATAGTTGCCTCAGCTTGAGACATCTCTGCATCACTTTGCGTACGCTGGATGCTGTTGATTGATGCTTCGTTATCATCAAAGCGTGATGCTGATTGCTCTGTGACCTCTGTTAATGTTTTATCAGTCTCGGCTATCGCTTTAGTGTTGCTCGTTACTGCAGCACTAATATCTGATAGCGCTTTGTTATTTTTATCAATCCCCTTTTTGTTGTCAGTAATACCTTTTCCAAGTTCTGCACGGACTTGTTCAGTTTGCACGGACTGCGCTTTATCAACTTCAGCGACGGATTTTCGAACATCAACAAACGCGGCTTCGGAGTCTTCAAATTGTGACTTAACACTCTCTGCTAACTCAGAGGTTGCTTTTTCGTTATCTGTTGTTGCTGATGATATGCGCTTAACTTCTGCATTAGTCTTAGTTAATTCAGTGCCTTGATGATTAATGCTCGCAGTATTCTGAAAGATGGATTCTGATAGTGCGGCGGTGTCAGAAGCTTGAGTTTGCTTTAAATCAGCTATTGATGCTTGAGTGTCGTTATGCTGACTTTGCTGGGTTTGCTTTATCGTTGATATCTACAATGTCGTGCTTGATTTCTAGCTGTTCGAGTGCGAGGTCACCGATTTGGTCTTGCATGATTTTGCCAGCTTCGGTGCTGAGAAACTTATCGCCCAGAAACTCAAGTATTTCATCGGCTTTATCTTCTGGCTTGCCACTAGCCTCTACAAACTGAGATTTACCGTAGCTGTTTACAGTGCGTACATAAAACCAATAATCAGTACCGGCCTTTAGATTCTCTTTTGTCCAAAACTGCCCTTGGTCTTGGCGATTATCAAGGTTAGCTATTGCAGACTCGCCCTCATCAACACGAACTCCTCCACGCAACACATTTCCCGTTTGCTTTTCGTTTACTCGCTCAACTTTGATATGATTGCGGATCACAGGTCGTATTGCCTGTTTTACTGCTTGCTTTAGATCTTCTTTGTAATCATCACTGTGTAAGCCTGAGATAGTGTATTTGATTGCAGGGCTAACGGTTCCAGATGTGATAAATGCGCTATCAATAAAAGTTTGACCATTTTTAACAAAAAACATATCAGCGCTAAAACCCACGCTTGTTGGCTCCTTCAATCCTGCATTAACCATCAGCCCAGCAATGCGTTTTAGCTGTGCTTCTAGCTTATCTAAGTCTGTGCTGTCGACTGATATCTTTATAGATAGAGTGGCTATTTCTTTTTTATCTGACATGACTGTCTCCATAAATGAAAAAGCCACCAGCGGCTAACTGATGGCTATCAATATTTTATTTAAGTATACTGGAGGTGCTTCACTATAAATTTATTTACTTTATTCAATTTAATTAAGGGCATTAAAATGCAAAAAAAAATAATTATTGCAGCATTGGTGGCATTCCTTTCTCCTGTTATTGCGAATGCTTCATGCGATAGTGTTGTTGAGGAAATCACACAAAAAATTATTAACAATGGTGTACCTGAAGATAGCTTTACTGTCGTTGTAGTTTCCAATGAAGAGGCTGCATCACAACAAGGTACTATTGTTGGGAATTGCTCTAATGAAACACAGCAAATTATTTATACAAAAAAATAATTTTATTTAGATAAAGGAGAGCTTGAATAAAGCTCTTCCTTTTTGTTCTAGTTGCAGCGCGTCATATACTTATAAGCCTAAAGAAGTAACCATGCTCTCATAAATAAAAATACCCGTATTTAACTGGTAGCTATTTAGAATATTGTGCTGCATGAGTGCTCGAGGGTCTATTAAAACCCCGTAAATTTTTAGACTTGAATTCATTTAATCAATATAAAACTCTATCAATACCACTCCATAAATGAAAAAAGACCGCTTTCGCGAGCACTAAATGTGAATATCTTTTTCCGACTAGTGGCATAGTAAACCATGCAAGGCGTTTCTAAACCAGCACACAGGCTCTCAATCTATGTCACTCCTCATCTGTGTGCTGGTTTTATCCTTCCCACCCTGAATTCAATGCAAATAATTACAACTCTGACCGAGCAGTGATACATTTCATGCTACTTTGTTACAGATATAAATCCTTAATGAGACTAAAATTACTCTGTAGTCCGAATATTGGAAATTTATTTATCTGGTTTTATTTAGCCCACACCAAGGTGGGCTTTTTTATTTTCGTAATTCAATTTCTTTATCCTGCTTTATAACTACTCTTATTTGCTGTGATAGATGGACATTAATTTATTACGAAAAGTCATTCTTACACCTTATTAGTACTATATTAAATATTGTGTTTGGCCTATAAGGTCGATCTAATGTAGATATATTTAAATAAAACATTTCAACACATTCATATTTTGTAGGAATTAATTACATACATACATTCTTTTATTCCTTATTATTGAATAGAAGTTAAAATATAATAATATAGATTAAAGCATACTGTTATGCCCATCCTAGTATGGGCTTTTTTTATTCTTCCCTGCGCAAAGCCACAATAACCCCCTTGAACTATAACTGACTCAGCAGGCTCACATTCATACTTAGCACCAATTGTCATGCTGAATAGTTCTTAATTAGACTACTATCATTCTGTAGTCCGTTTATTCCTAGTTGATTTAGTTGTTCGTATTTAGCCCATGCCAAAGTGGGCTTTTTTATCTTCCCACTCACTTTCTCTCTACGCTATTTCTGTATAACCATTTCCATTTAGAGCATTGTGCTACTTCGATTGATATAACTCCGTGACTCAGCCTGACTGCTAGCACCAAAAACCTCTATAAAACTCTATCAATGCTACTCAATGAATAGCATTTGTAGAATTAAATAATACTATGTCTCTCCATAAGTCACGCCGTTTCTTCTCCGGTGGCTGACGTTTCCACCGCATGAGTCTATCCACACTTGGATTCGTTGTTTTTGATTCTCAGTATGCGCTATCAAGTGAGAGGTTGATCACAGCTAACATACGAGACAGCGACAACGCCGCGCTTACTCGCCCTATGGTATTACTTTGATTGACCTTTTCTTATTTGCTCTAACGCATCGAGTTGGATATTTGCCTGTTTGAGATCCGCTAATAAATAGGGTATCCACTCAATGGCCTGACAATATGTTAATTTTCGGGAGGGAGCGAAACCAACACCTGCTGTGTTAATACGCTCGGGATCTCCTGACAAGGCGCTGGCTCGTAAACTGTATGTGTCGTCGAGCAACCCATCAGCAATAGACTGAGGTACAGCAAGGTCACAAGTTGACTCTTTCTTAAGAATCGTTCTGTATTCAATGATTTTCTCCTGTGACTGTGCTTTAGACGCAATCCCGTATCGATAAGCTGTGCCTGTTATCTGATTGATTCGACTGAATTCAAAGGACTGTTTAGCAATTAATTTGCTTTGCTTATCATTATCTATTTGAAGCCTGCCATTTTCTTTCTTCACTAAAATATTGCAGTCATAGAGTGTTGTAGCCCACCAGCCCATCCCTATAACCATAATAAGCAGCCAGAATGAATTATCTATTTTCATAAGTTAACCTGTCGTGCTTTATTATAATTGACCGCACTTTGGCAGCGCTTTTCTAAGCTTACCTTGTCAGTACTGCAGGTATCGTCTCTGAGTACATATACGCCAGATGCCAAGTAGACGGGGATTCCGATAATGAAAGCGAATATAAATAAGCGAGCTTGCCAAGGCATACTGCCTCTTCTACCTCTCGTCTTGTCATTAACCCTTTCCACGGTTTGCCCCCTGCATATATCCAGCGTTTAAGTTCATTACATGCGCCAACTTGATCACCGGCATTGAGTTTTTTAAGTAGTGTAGAACGCGAAAAATCGCCTGTTCCTACGTTATAAGTGAATGAATAAAGTGCCGCCCTGGTGTAATCGGGGATATTCACTTTAATTAAGGGATTTACGGCTTTAGCGACGATTGCTAAATCTTTCTCTAACAGCGCATCACACTCGGCTTTTGTATAGGTTTTTGTGGAAATAATGTCAGAGCCTGTGTGCCCATAACATACGGTAAGAACTCCAACTACATCACGATAAGGCTTAGATTCATATCCTTCGAAATCAGTGACCATCGCAACAGTTAAGGCCATCAACCCACCACCAGCAGCGGCCATTTTTATTTTATTAGATATCTTTGCCACTGTTAGCCCTCTCTCTTAATTTGAAATCTTTGCGTTTGTAATGCCAATTAACAAAGAACGTTCCAACCGTACAAATAATACCAATGATGATCGCCCACTCTTCTAAAGTGAAAAGTCCAGCAGCCGCTGTGCTTATTCCTACCGCTTTTGCATAGAGGCTTGAGTTGTCTGACATACGCATATCTCACCCCCTAGCGGAGGAATTTAGTTAATAGAAAGCCACCACAAAATCATTGCAGTAATTAAACCTGTTGATAGTGATTTGCGGTGGCTATATACGAAAAAGCCACGCAATGCACAGCCCTTGGAATAATTTTTGGAATATTTTGTTGCTTGAAATGGTGTTGATAATCGAACTATCCGGAAATTTCGGAGGGTTGGTATTCCACAATGCAAATAAGCACTCTGAATAAATATCAATAAGTTACGCTATGCTGCTCTCGTCAATAAGGGGTGGCACTCTTAAGTTATACTCTTAGGCATAAAAAAACCCCGCGAATGCGATGTATCAATATGTTTTATACAAAGCAAAGAAGAATTTATTTCTTTTCTTTGCTTACTAGCTCTTTCCTGAAGAGAATGGTAGTTGTGTGTTGGCTATTTTTATCTTTACCTTCAAACTTCCATTTGCTCATATTATTGATTATAGCGCGTTCAAATTCTTGATTGCTGTTATCGCTATCTACAAATTCAATATTCTTAACTCGACTACTCTCATCGATATCATACTTTACCTTTACCCAAGCGTCAGACTCTGAATTAGGCGTTGCTACTTTAGTGTATACCTCCCCCGAATCCACTGCCTTGTTGGGTTTACTGCAACCTACTTGCAAAACTGCAAAAAGTAATACTACTAATAATCGCCCCATTGCCGCCCTCTCTGCACAACACCTACATGCAAAACACTATTATCAAATTCTAACATACCGGTATTTAAAGATTGATTGATTTATTGTGCATAGCTACACATGTAACTCTGACCAATCGTAACAGCAAGTCTTATGTTTGCTTCAGGCATAAAAAAACCCCGCAAATGCGAGGTCTTGAACTGGTTTAATGCGACTAGGCATAGAATGTCCATTATTAGAGGATAATAAGACAAGTCTATGCAAAAAGCAAATTTTTGCTGTATTTTTAGTTGCCTCATCTTGTAACCTTGTTAAACGCCCGTTCCGCTACGCCCTCTTCAAGATAACATTTGCCCACCAATCTCTCGAAGAATGGCTTCCAATTACGAGACCACGATGATTGAGTTAAATCGGGTACCACATACTTGATTGCATTATAAGCTACCGATGAGGGAACTCGTTTAAATCCACGCCCTGCACAGCGCGGGCAATCTTTGAATACGGGCGCGCCTTGTTGCTCAGTTTGAATCTCGTCTAGAACCTTCCCTCTGCCCTTACAGCGGCAACGATGAGTTTTCGTCGGTCCATCGACTGCCGTTTAGGTAGGTTGCCGGATGCATTTTATCAAAGCCGAATTGCTGAATTCGGATCCTGCACTGAATATCATCAGCAAGGATCTGGGCAAACTGCTCGATTGAACCGCCGGTCTCTTTTCGCCACTCTTTGAATTTCGATTTGAATGCAGATATCGATTTGTCCTTCCCGACTTTTCGCATTCCTGCAATCCAAAATATTTTTTCAAACGGCTCAAAAAACGGATCTTGTTTTGTAGGCTCAGAATTCGATTTTTTTATCCGTCGAGCGAACCTCTTCGCTCATAGTGTTTTTATTGTCTTTCTTGTCTTTTGTAATAGTGTCTTTTGTGTGTCCCTGTTTTGGTGACAGCCCTGTCACGCTTTTGGTGACACTTTTTGTCACCGTTTTAGTGACAATGACACCTTTTTGGTGACACTCCGGAATTTCCCACTCACCGAGATTTTTATTAGGGCCTATTGCCATACCAATTTTTACTATAACTTTCATAGTAATAAGCTCATTTTTAGCTTTGTTCACCTTCTGTCTTGGCAATCTAGTTAACTCGGCTAACTGACTATCTGAAATACGGTCTGATTTTTTGTTAAAGCCGTAAGTTTTACGACAAATAGCATGAGCAACCTTGGCTTGATTCCTTGTTAAATTAGCGCCGATCAACTCCTCGTATAGCTCATTGGCTAGCCTTGTGTAACCATCCTCAGTTTTAGCCACTCTCTCCTCCAAATTAACAACTTGAGGCCTAAGTTGGATGACATTGTCTTCTGCTGGGTTAGCCATTAACTGCCCTCCCCTTGAATATGCTTAAGATTTCATTGAATTCATTTACTTCGAAATCTTCTTTCAGCAGGTCATCAAGAAACTTGTTCGGAATAAAGGTGAATCCATCTTCTTTTGGCATGTGTGGTAGTAGCTCTCTGGCTCTGCTTTTGTACTGCTCAATCGAAATAACATTGTCCATAACTCCACCTCGGCATGTTGTGTATCTGGTGCATGTTTGTCTCTGTCAGGGTTCGCCGTCTTCAAAAGCCATTCCGCTGTAAACTCACCATTGGATAATTCAGATAACTTTTTTGCGTAAGCTGTTTTTCCTGTGTATTCCGTCCTTGGTAAGCTGGCATTGTTAATCCATTTATAAATTGCCACATAGCTTATTCCAAACGCCTTAGCGACCCTTATATTGAAGCGCGGGTATCGGAAAGGGGATTAAAATGGAAAATAACCTTGAAGCAAAAAAAGAGTCTTCTTATATCAAAACAACTGAATTAGCTCAGCGGCTTGGACTAAAACCTCACACCATTAAAGTATGGGCTGGAAATGGGAAGCAAAAGCGGGATGGCTTCCCAAAACCAAAGTTTAGGTCTGACGAGCTTAACTGGTTGCGTCAGGAGATTGTTGATTGGGAGAACGGTAAACAATTTTAGTCACTTTATTCCACTACTTTTCGTAGGCTTCATGCTGATCCTTAAGGTAGGTGTGCTTATCGTACACCTGCCAAACTCCCGGTAATTTATGACCTATCATTATTTCAGCAACATGAGGAGCGGTTAGCTCTGAAACACCGGTTCTCATCGTTCTTCTTAGATCATGGATAGACCACGTTTTATAACCATCAATATTCCGAGACATCTTTTTGTTTAAGCTTTCAACTATACTCAAGTGTCCACCTTGTACCATTGGCTTTCCTCCTCTTGTTGTAAACAAGTGAATCCCCTCACTGAGGTCCCATGCTCTCTCAATCAAGGCTTTTGACGCTGGAGTAATAGCCCTAACAATAGGCTTTCCACTACGATTACCACGCTTATGATTTTCAGGCGGTACCGTCCATATATTTTCTGTGAAATCAAAATCGCTATACTTAGCCTTTAACAACTCACCAATTCTGCAGCCAAACAGTAGCGCTAATTTTACAAGAACCTCATTCCTTGGGTTGTACCGATCGCTATCAATCAAAGTAAAAAGCAATCTAAGTTCTTCGTCATTTAGGATTCTTTCACAAGTATTAACCTTAACGCCTAAGTCTGCTGACGTTAAATCAAGCAAAGGCTTACTACGAGTAAGCCCTCTTCTATGGCCCCATAAATGTGCTTTTTTGGCATATTTTAAAATTCTATCGCCTATCGATGGTGCACTAATTGTAATTTCATCAAGTAATGTTAGCCATTGATCTAAACCGACCTCTTCATGCGGTAAATCCCCTATTTCAGGAAATATATGCAGCTCGAAAGATCTGTAAATCTCATCCGCTTTTACTTGGCTCACCTTTAATGATTTTTCATACCATTCGGTAATAAGTTCAGACACTGAACAAGCATCTATCGCCTCTTGCTTTTTAGTAATTTTAACAACTTTAGGGTTCTTGTTTTGCTCAATGCATCCCTTATAGAAAATACAAGAATCCCGAGCATCTTTTAAACTTGTGGCGGGGTAAGTTCCAATATCTATTCGTTCAGCCTTGCTGTTCCAACGGAAATGATACTGAAAAATAACCTTGCCTTTTGGTGTTACCCTCACTGATAATCCATCTCGATCAGACTTAGTTATTATCTTCTCTTGGGGCTTTCCGTTTATAGAACGCAACCACGAATCTGTTAAGCTCAT